CGGACGTAGTCCGTAGGGAGCTGCTGTAGTAGCCATGTCTCATACTCCTAGAAGTTTAAAATTACGACAAGCTACCCTTTCGAGTCACTTGCCAAACGAGTTCCGTGTGCTTCGCTCTGGTTTTAGAACGGGCATACGAGGGTCTGAGTTGCGTAAGTAGCTGTTATCCACAGCATCCATTTGGTTTTCTGCCTGTTGGAGCTGTGCATCGCGTCTAGCTTGCACATTTTCGGTAGAGTTCTGGCATAGCAGTAATCCACCGACCTCAATATTGTCTGTAAATCGAGAATCGATATCAGACACAACTTGAAGGTTTGGATGATCCTCTTTCCGAACAGGTGTCCATCCCTCACGAAATCTAGAAGAAACATTCGTATTGTCACTATTCCCAAGTGTTGATGTGCGAATCCAACGGTATTCAATACCTTCTCTGGGTTCGGGGACAGGTAACATCGAAGGTCTCGTCCATGACACCTTGCGTTTAGACTCGTCACGAGTCTGTGTGTTGCGTGAGTTTCGGTTCGTCATAGTTTCATTTCCTTCATCAATTGCGCCGCATATTGTTCATTTGACAGACCAAGCCGCTTGGCGAGAGAGACTTGCGTTGAGGTCAGTTGCACTTTGCGTGGTTTTTTGCCACTTCTAGCGGCAGGGGCAACCACGTTGCCTGTCTGACGTTGGGGTGCGGATTCCTCAATAATAGGCCCATCATCAAACTTATCTGGAAAGACACGGCGAACCGCGTCATCAATCTTAGTATAGTACTCTTCTGTGTCTGGCGCAACACCACTTTTAATAAGTTTTTCGTGAACGCCAAATGCATACCCTGTCATCTCAGGATCGTTTTGAAACCAAGTGTTCTTTTCTGCCCACTTCATCCCCATCTCACTGGGCTTCGGAGGCTCTATGTTTTCTTGCTCATATAGAGGCTCTAGCTCTGGTTCAGGTCTGGGCCTTGGCTTATAGTTATCGTACCTAGACTTCTCTACCTGCAACTCAGATAATTTTGCTTGTGCCTCTATGAGTGCATCTGGATCTCCAGACTCATAGGCAGTTTTGTAAGCAATTTTAGCTTTATCTATCTCTGCTGTTACGCGACCTTTAGCTTGATTAACAAGAACACCTTCGCCTTCTTCTAATGTTTTGCGTAGGTTTTCGTTCTCTTCCTGCATCTGTTCTGCGTACCGAAGTGCTTCGTCTTGAAGTCTTGCCGCTTCTTCTTTACGACGTCGTTCTTCATGAAACTCAAACTTTAGCTGCTTAATCCGCTTTTGGACTACCTCACTGTACTTCTCTACTTCATCATCGCTTGGAACTTGCGGTTCAGCGTTTTCAGCACGGCGAGGTTTACCCTTATCTTCTTCGGGCGTATCGTCAACAACTTCTATTTCAAAGCCATCATCCTCTTGTTCCGTTGCAGGTTTTGCAGACTCAATGGCTTCTGCTACTGTTTCTTCTTCAAACTCTGTTTGTTGTTCGGCTACTTGGTTCATATCCTTGTGTATCCCCTTGGATCATCAACTACTGCTTCCACAGTATCGTCGTTAATAAGTCTAAACTCTTTCCCATGGATTTTAAATCTAGTGCCAGAATAAGAGCGAAAGATAACAAAATCTCCCTCTTTACAATATGGCCCGTGTGGGAATTTGTCTTTGTCTGCGTAGGCATCTGGGCCTAACTTCATAGCAAAACCGATAATTGAAGCTGTTTCTTCTGCGGCCTTGAGACCATCTGGCATAAACACGCCACCTTCGGTTTTGTCGCTGACTTCTGGTACACCAATAAGAATCTTATATCCTTGTGGTTCAGGTAGTTTAGAGGCTACCTTTTCCTCTGTTTCTTTATTTCCTGTATACATTCCAATTCCTTGCAGTGATTTAAAGGTTCACAGTCACCTTGCGTGGACACCCCACGAAGTCTCTATGTGTGTTACGTTACATCAAAAAATATCATTCTTCAATATATCTCTTCTCAAGATCGTTAATATCTTGTTTGACGTATTGAAGCGCCTCGTACCGTCCTACGATACGATTATACTTCTCCATGTCTTCAGCTTGACCAGACGCTAGATATATCTTTATATCTTCTTCGTACTCATCAATCTTACGCTGTATTAGCGTGAAGTAAGTGTCAGCCATCCCCTTTTGTAAGCTCCTTCGCTATTTCAATCCCCAATTTTGCGCCCTCTTTCTGATCGTCACGTTGTGACTTATCTAGATCAGTAGCGAGCCTGACACCGAGACGTGCACCCTCACGTTGGTTCTCGGCAGCAATACGTTCAGCATCTAACTTTAATTTGGCTGCGTCCATCTGCATTTTATGTTGTAACTCTTGTTGCTTCATTTGAAGTTCAACTTGTTGCATTTGTACAACAGGATCTTGTTGCTGTTTCTGAATCTGTTCTTGTTGAACTTCTGCTTGATCCTTCTGTAATAGTTTTTCTGCTGCTTCTTTTGCAAGTCTTGAGATCTCTACTTCTACATCTTCTGGTAGTGGTTGGTCTTCGTTTGGCATCTCGACACCAAGCATCTTCTCAATCTCACGTCTGTACTGGAATGCAACATGTTCTGTAACGTGCGCTGCCATGGCATTGCCTATAGCTTTTGCAAACGGAGACTGCCCCACAAGTTCTCGCATCTTAGGATCTTGCATCGCTGCCATGTGTACAGCTATATGAGCTTCATGATCTTGATACTTAAATGCCTTGACTGGTTCTTGTTTAAGCATCATCATGTTTTCTGTAACAGGATCAGCGGGCTTTATGTCATCAGGTAATTTGATGATGTCGCTTGCATCCTGTATCCCCAACACTTCTAGCATCTGACGATGTAGTTTCCCCATGTCGTACAATTGAGGAGCCTGTTGAGAAAGCTGCAACGCCGCCTGATACTGCATGATCCTTTGGGACATTGTAGCAGCGTTGGGGTCTGAGACGGGTATAACGTCCACTCGTGCGTCAAAGTCTTTTTGCCTATCAAAGTCACCATCCATCTCATAAGCGTACTCTGCGGGCATGTAATCGCGTATAATGCGAGCTAGTAGCCGTAACTCGTTTTTCATGGCTGCATGCATGCGAGCCTGCACACCAGACATAACTTTCATACTACGTTCAAGCAGGGCAAGCGTTGTACCCACAGGTGCTTGAGCATTCATGTCTCCGACCTGTATGTCTGCAACTGAGCCTATTCTACGTCCTTCTTCGACAATATTGCCAAGTAACGAGTAGAGAACGCCTGATGGCTCTTTGTAAGGGATGAACGTAATTGAATCCCGTATCGCACCACCTGGAACATCCACGTCCCTGAACTCACCTGGCATAAGAGGGGTGTCGTCACCTTTAATGCGGAGACCGCGAGCTTTAAGACCCGCAGGCAAATTAGATAGTGTACCCGCATCAATAAGTTGGCGAAGTATTGACGTTGCTGACTTAGCCAGTCCACCAATGAGATGTATAAGACCTGTGCCGTAGAAACCCAATCCAGGTAGATATTTGTAATGTACGAAATGTAGTCTTTTCTTTTTCTTTTTGTCATCTTCATACCAATTTCTTCTAATCGCTAGTATCTCACGGGAAGACTTGTCAATCGTGATGACATAAGGTCGAGCTATCCCATCAGGATCATCAAACTCTTCTGGCATGTTCATAGTGACGTGCATCTCTAAAATAGTATGGCGATCATCATCTTCTATGACTGCGCTCTCACCATCAAGCTCATCATATTTCTCCTGAATGTCTGAGAAGTCTGGCTCTGGTTCAGGAAGATCTACCTCTTTGTAAAATCCTGCCACCTGTAGTTCTAGGATTTCGTTAGCTGTTTTCTTCATAATGTGTGTATATCTAGGGCAGGAAGCTAGGTCTGACGCACCGTAGGAGGCAACGAAGTCTTCTGCGGGGACAAACATAGCTACAGGTCTATCTTCTAACGGATCGTAGTAAACCTTTTTGAAAGCAGACCCTGCAAGAGGCAGCTTGAACAGCATTTGTTCTGTCTCATCACGATACTCTGTCATCTCTTCAGTCAGGAGATAGTTCATC